TTATGAGGGGATTGGCGTTACCGCTGGTAGTTTGGGGGATATCGCTACCTTAATGGTGGAAATGAAATCCGAAGGGTTCAACCTGCCGAAATGGGACCATCAGGACAATTTGGGTATGGGTAGCATTGTGGCATGGCGTAAAAGTAAATTTGCTGATAGCACGGAACGGGTGGAAGCGTGAGACGATTTCAAATTGAATTAGAGAAAATCGGGGTGTCGGATTCCCGGGTGTATGAATTAGCCCGGGCCGCGCAGGAAATTCACACGGCCATTTCAGCAATAGATGACCACAACCGGAGTTTGTTATTAAAAACTATGCCGGAGTTTATTTTTGTGGCCCGCCGGTACGCATCGTTTGACGATACGTTAAACGCGGATTTTCCCTGTGGTGGTTCAAAAGGGAATTACGAAAAAACAATTTAATGTGATCCCGTATCTAACCCGGCCACGCGCCGGGTTTTTTTTCGCTTGCTCAGTGAGTAAATTTCCGTAATATTGGGGGTGCGGTAATAACGCCGCACACTTTGGGAATTTAGATATGACAGACACAAGAACCGAAAACCAAACCTTAGAGGCTACCCCGGTGCATATGGCCGATATCATGTTAGATCGGGAATTTAACCCGGCGGGCGATCCGATCCTGTCTCGGGCAACACCTAACCAGCTGTTGGAAGCGTGTGGGTTGATCCCGCATTTTTTTTGCGATGCTTGCGCAAACTGTGAAGTAGAAAACCCCGAGGGTTTCACGCTGGACAATATCGCGGACGCAATGGACCGGATCTATCAATATGGCGGCTTCTGTTACGGATGGCAGGGTACGGTAGACAAAGACGGGGTGTATCACGCCCCGGATTCAGAAGACCCGCCATTGTCGCCACTGGTGCGGTTCCGTTATCGAACGTCCGGTATGGAGTTTTCCCACTTGAACGAAACGGATGCGAAGTTTTATCAACCCCGCATTATTGAGTGCATGGTTTATCGGTACGCTATCGTCGCGATCCGGGAGCGAAACGATGGCCCAGTACGTATTGGACGGTTTGATTAATGCCCGCCGCGTTTGACTGGGTGAAAGCTTTGGGCCAATGGCATTTGGCCGATTTCGATTCATCAGAAACCCGGTGCGGTAAACCCATGTTGGGTAACAACCACGCCCGCCGCATTCCCGAGAGCGAGCGCCTGAAGTGCCCGAAGTGCTGGGGGACGGGTCCGGATCGGATCTAAAAAGAGCTGCCTATCTGACCCGGCCACGCGCCGGGTTTTTTTTATCTATTCATCTTGGAAATGAAACCGTGTACGTCATTTTTGACTTCCGTAGTTTTAGTACCAAGTTCTGTGTGGGTATTACCTAACGCACAAATCGTGCCAGAAAAAAAACTGGTTTAGTCCAGGGGATAAAAAACGGCTCAACGGTGCGGGGTGCGCGTTCAAGTGATTTCGAGGTTTGAAATGTAAACGGTAACACCCGCGCCGGGGTCCGGGGGCCGCCCGCCGTTCAAAACGTACCACGCGAAATGCGCCCGGAACTGCGATAGGCAGCTTGTTACTGGGGGCCGCGTTGCTTTTGTCATGACGATTTGGGAGGAATTCTCCAATTGGCATAGCCACTGTCACTTCCTTAAATGAACGTTATCGTCAGTTGACCGGGGACCCGTGGGACCCAGACCCGGATCGCGTCAAAACTGGTCACCAGATCGCGTCCCGGCGGCGCGGAATCGCGGCGGTGGCGGCGGCGGCAAAGCGGCATCAGGCTGCATGTTTTTCACAAACGTTGCGGTAGAAAAACGATATGGATTTTTTTGGAAAAACCCGTAAGCCGTGAGCCAAGGTCTACTTTTGTGGTAGTGTTCGCAAAATGTAGTAGGTAGGAGTCCCAGCCCCTTGAAAATTTTGCAAAATTTTGAAACGTATGGGATCGCATACCGCCTTATATTTTTAAGTTTTAAAAAGGCTTGTTTTTATGCGCGTTGAACGTTACTCAGAAGATGAGGCAGAGGAGCAGCTTTTAAAGCTTGAGTACCGTTTGGCTCAGATTGAGCAGGTTGAGTCGTGCCAAAAGGACTATCTAAGCTTTGTCCGCTCTATGTGGCCCGAGTTTATTGCGGGCAGGCACCATAAGATCATGGCGGAGAAGCTTGAAATGGTGGCAAAGGGCGAGTTGAAGCGGTTGATTATCAACATGCCGCCTCGACACACCAAGTCTGAGTTTGCCAGTTACCTGTTTCCGGCGTGGATGATCGGTAAAAACCCTGCAATGAAGATTATCCAGGCTACGCACACCACGGAGCTTGCGGTCAACTTCGGTAGAAAAATTAAAAACCTCCTTGAACGTGATGAATATCTTGAAATTTTTCCAGAGGCCGCGTTGTCTTCTGATTCCAAAGCGTCTGGTCGCTGGGACACGGCCCGTGGTGGTATGTATTACGGCGTGGGTGTGGGCTCAAACTTGGCGGGACGCGGTGGTGATTTGATCATTATTGACGATCCGCACTCTGAGCAGACGGCGATGTCGCTAAATGGCTTTGATGATGCGTGGGATTGGTACACGGGTGGTCCTCGACAGCGTTTGCAGCCGGGCGGGGCCATCATTGTGGTGATGACGAGGTGGTCTGAGAAGGATTTGACGGGTCAATTGATCCGGGCACAGGGTCGGGACGAGTTGGCGGACACTTGGGAAGTGATTGAGTTCCCGATGGAGATGCCTTCCGGGCAGCCTTTGTGGCCTGAGTTCTGGTCTTTTGAAGAAATGCAGGCGGTAAAGGCGTCGATTCCGCTGCCGAAGTGGAATGCGCAGTACCAGCAGAACCCAACGGGTGATGAGAACGCGATTATCAAGCGTGAGTGGTGGAATGTGTGGGATAAGGACCAGATTCCGCAGCTGCAGTACGTGATTCAGAGCTACGACACAGCTTTTTCCAAAAGTACGCGGGCAGATTACAGTGCGATTACGACTTGGGGCGTGTTTTATCCTGAAGAAGGGACGGTTGCGGGTCTTATTTTGCTTGATGCGAAGAAAGGGCGTTGGGATTTTCCTGAATTGAAGCAAGTTGCGATGGAATCCTACAAATTTTGGGAGCCAGAGACGATTATTATTGAGGCGAAAGCGAGTGGTATGCCTTTGACCCATGAATTGCGAAATATGGGCATCCCTGTGGTAAACTTTACGCCGAGTCGCGGTAACGATAAGGTATCGCGGGTACACAGTGTCTCTCCGCTTTTTGAAAGCGGAATGATTTGGGCACCGGATGAGTCTTGGGCGCACGATGTGATAGAAGAGTGTGCGGCATTCCCTAATGGGGAGTATGATGACTTGGTAGACAGCACGACACAGGCGTTGATGCGATACCGCCAGGGTAACTTTGTTCAGTTGCCATCAGATTATTGGGAAGATGAGAGTGCAAATCTTCGACCAATGCAATATTACGGATAGATTCTATGATGAATAGGGCGAGTATGAGTTCTGGGATTGGGGCATACGCGCCTCGTTACATGCAAGATGGCGGTGAGGCTGAAACAGCTGCAGACAGCCCAACCTCCGGGTTAGATGCTGCGCAAGGTTCAACAAGCAACACTCTTACTCCTGATCAGATAGCCGCGCTTAATGCTCTTGGAGTCTTTACGGGCCGTGGTGGGGCGGCAGGTTTTCAAGGCGGGGCGAATACGGCAGCTTTGCCGAGTTACCTGACGCTTGACGGTAATTTGGTACGAATAGATCCCAGCGCAACCAATCTACAATTTATTAATTTGCTAAACGACTTAGGTTTTTTTAGTGGTGAAAAATATGACGGCCTAACGGATTACGAGTGGTTTATTAAAGCAACACAAGACAATCCGAATGCAACGTGGATGTCCCAGCTATTCAATGACACTAACAGAGACTTTGTTGTTGATGGCGATTTTTCAACCCGAAGTGGTTATTCTGAAACTAACCTTGAAAGATTTCGTCGGCTTGCTTCTTTAATAAATCCGGCTAGTCGGTCAGGTGGCGTGTTTCAAGCGCCTCAGACATTTATAAATAAATACGGCGGAGGTTTGGGCTTAAAGGCCAATCGCGGCCCGCGTCAGGTGTTTATTGGACAACGGCCCACGGGCCTTGGTCTTGACCCCAACACGGGACAACCCAGCGCACAACAACCGTACTACACGCAATCTGATGTGTTGGTTGATTCTACCGAGCAGCCAAATCTTTACACTTATAACATCGACCCTAGCACGGGCATAGGCCAGTTTGACCCTATGAACGTCACCGCGCCGGCAAACCCCTACGGCACAGCGGCCACGGATTTATCTACTTCGTACACGGCACCTGATACTACGACGGACTTTACGTCTAACGTAGATTTTTCACAAATCTTTGGAGATGTGGTAACGCCGGATCAAGTCAGGGCGTATTATCGCATGTATCTTGGCCGTGATCCCGGTGTAAACCAATATGTCATGGAATGGGTTGAATCTGGCAAAACGTTGGATCAGATAGAATTTGAGATAATGACTTCTGCTGAAGCGCAGAATTTTAAAATAACAGGGGTTCCTGTTTCTTCTGTCGAAGAATTAAATCAGATCATAGCCGAAAGAAACGCCGTAACGCCCGAAAAGGTCCGAGAGTTTTACATAAAATACTTAGGGCGTGATCCGGGCAATAATGAATTTGTGATGGGTTGGGTTAACTCGGGCATACCTTTGGCCGATGTAGAAGCTCAAATTGCGGCGTCTCCAGAGGCTCAAAACTTTTTGAGTACGGGGGTTGCCGCACAAGACGCGCCTGCTGTCACGCTAGAAGCGGTTCAAAATTTATATCAAAAGAATTTGGGCCGTTTGGGCGATGAAAAATATGTTATGGATTGGGTTAACTCGGGTATGAGCTTGGCTCAAATTGACCAAGCCATACAGAACACGCCGGAGGGCTTGGCCTTTTCTTCTACCTTGGCGGCAACCACTCCCGCAGACACTACGGTTGCGGACACTACCACGTCTGTGGCTACCACGGCGGATACTTCGCAAGATACCCCGCAAGATGTCGCTGACACAAGCAACATAACAGACACTACTATTATTGAGCCAAAAATAAACGAAGAGGGTGTACCGGTTGGTGAAACGGGTTTGACCTCAACACAAGCCGCAATCCAAGCAATTGAAGAGCGTGAAGCGGCAGAGGCAGCGGCAGCGGCAGCGGCGGCAAACACTACCACGCCTCAAATCACTAACCCGTTGGGTCTTTCTACACCTGCTGTCGCGGGGATAACGCTAACAACTGACGGCGTTATTTTAAACAACCCGGCGGCTTCTACGACTTCGGATCCCAACGCTGGAAGGACGTTGACTTTTGGAGACGTTTATAAGACCGGCGATGCATATTCTTTTGCCACGGGCGGCATTGTTGGTCTTACTGACGGCATGAGCCTAGAGGCTAATAGCGGTCAGGGCCTGGAGTCGTTTTTACGCAGCCGTTCTAAGGCGGCGCTTCGTCGCAATCTTGCGAAAGTTGCACCACGGCCCACGATGCAAACCGGCATCATGCCCATGGCCCGATAATGGACAAGCTTTCAGATTACTTTGCCATCTTGAAGTTAATAGAAATCGCGCAGAGTGGTCGCGGTGGAATAGCCGGTGAAATGAATCGAACACTGGACACCGGTATTGCCAACTTATCTATGAATACCGGTATGTTAGGGGGTTCTGGCGGCGGCGCGGGCGGTACGGGTGGTGTTGTTTACAAAAGTGGTCCTTCAAAGGGCGTTTCTTCAAACAAACGCAACCCAAAAAGAGCGGGCATGGAATACATGTCTGACGGCGGCGAGGCTGAAAAAGAATATCTTTACGGCGTAGGTCCGGAAGGTTCTGGCATTGGACAGTTACTTAGCCCTTTACTTCCTGTTCGCCGGGAAGTTATAGAACCCTACCAAGAAAATTTTTCAGACTCTTACGTTGGTCCCGATGGGCAAGTATATGTAGATAGAACAATAACACCCGGTCAGTATGGCGAGCCGGAGTTTACCGTGCCGCAAGCGGTCCAAGCTTTTATGAACTTCAAAGGTCTTGCCCGTGATCCGGAAGCCCGTGAGGCTGCTTTACGAGTCATAGGTGCCCTGCCCGAGGTTCCTGCAGAGTTATCTCGCCGCGCTCAGATGTCAACCCAAGCCGCCTTGGAGGGTAAGGAGCAGGTATACGACCCTCAAACAGGGTCCGTTGTAGATTCCTCAGAGGTTCTTTTAACGGCACCACTGCTCACGGCCCCCGGAACAGCTTTGAGCATGGCCCGGGCAGGTGATGCAACTGGCACTGTGATGGGAATGATGGGCGGCTCAAGAGCGCAAGGCCCCGTTGGGGAGGCCGCAAAAGCAGCGGAAGAGATGTTTGATGAGGGTCGCAGAGAAACAGCCGTTTATCGCAAGACTGGCGCAATTCGTCTTACGGAAAACAAGCCGGGTGTTTTTATTGACGCTGTGGGGGAGGGAGGCTTAGACACTTCTAAATTTGAAGAGCTTATAAATCGTACTGGTGGTGTACACGGCAGTATGACAACCTCCGCTTTTACGGATCTTGTAGATTTTCCAAATGGTTTACAGGCGTACCCAGAGCTTAAAGATTTTAAAATTGAATTTTTAGATGAAAGCAGTCCGCTTTGGGGAGAAAGTAGTTCACCAATTAAGTTTTTAGGGGATGAAACCGCTGTTTTTCCGGGTTTTTATGTAAAAAGCCGTTTTAACGTAAGAGACAATACTCACAGACCTTTAATCTATAGCAATCCTAAAGCAGCGTTTGCTTTAGCTATACAAGATTATATTTCTCAAAAAGAAGGGTTTGTTAGACCAAAATCGCTCAACCCCTTTGAGCAACCGAGCCAATCAGCACGGGATGCGATAAACAGGTCGGCTCAGCTTAAATCGACGCTAGAATTTCCAGAGGATTCCAGCGGTCCAAAGCAAACGCTCTCTCCAATGGACGAATATCGAATTGCTCAACTCAGGTATCCAGCCACGATAGAAGAGGGAACAACTTCAGAGTTAGCGGGCATTCGTGAATCAGCAATGAGGTTTGACCGCCGTTTTAATGACGCAGATGAATATAAACGCAATGTGGTGCAGGCTTATGGCATACAAGAGCTAGATAAATATCCAATTTATTTTGGGGATCTCCTTGGCGACATGGGCCGTCCCCCAAAGTTCACAATAGAATACCAAAGCCCTTTATTTGACATAGTTGAAAACCTTACTCAAGAAAGAGGCACGGGCAATCAATTCCTAGCCGCGATTAAAAAAGCAGGCGCTAAACAAGAAGATCTTTTGTATTCGGGTTTAGAAATTTTTCTTACTAACAACAACGCGGTTACTAAAAGTGAAATAAGGGACCGGTTGTATGAACGAGAAGTGCCTGTATATGAGAAGTTCTTAGAAGATGAGGCGGGTAAAAATAATTTTTTTCCTACCTCATACACTACAGGCAGCAGCAGCGATGAGTTTGAATTAGCGCCAGAAGCTCAACTTCGTGACCCACGGTCCTTGGCGCTTGTAACTCAAACGGACCCTTTAACAGGTACTGCAGCAGATGGATCAACCGTGGGCTTGCATAACAAGTTACCCGAAAACACTTTTTCGCACATGCGTTTTAACACTCGCACTGTCCGTGTAAACGGAGAGCCTGTTGAAGTTTTGTTCATCGATGAGATTCAATCGGATTGGCACCAACGTGGTAACAAAATGGTAAGTGATTTGATTGAACTGGAGGCCCCCAATCCGGAAACAGGCAAAAGATCCGGAAAGATAGTTGGTGGTGAAGCTTTAGAAGAGTTAATAGATCAAAAATTAGCGGAAGTACCGGGTATTCAATCCGATAGCACTATTCCAAATAAAATTGCTGATGAAGCAATGGAAAAAGCGGAAGAAATACAACCCGGTTTCCGTGCATTATTTGAACAAAATTATGAGCCATATTATGTTAGCGACGTGTATAGAACAGAATATTTTAAGGCGGCTAAAAGGATATTAGATATTTCTGATGCAGAAATAAAAGCTTTCGCCAAGAAAAAAGTTTACGGTAACGCTTTGCCAGATGCGGCTTTTAAAGATAATTGGCACGAATTGTCATTTAGACGATTGGTCAGGGAAGCTGTTGAAGAGGACTTGGATGGGGTAGCTTTTACTCCAGATTATTTGCAAAAAGCGCGTTATGGTCGGGATTTTAAATTTTACGACAAAGTTTTAGCTCCGTATGTAACAAAGTATGCCAAGCGCAACGGCACAAAGCTTGAGACGGCAGGTTTACGTTTTGCGAGTGATGAAGCAATGGAGAAGGCAGGTTATTCCTCTGACCTCCCTGTTTACTACATGCCGCTCAGTGATGAAATTAAAAAAATGTATCGTAAGCCAATACCCACGTATGCCATGGGCGGTGGCGTGGGTTCCATGGCCCCTGTAGCGACAAATATGTTCCAAGGGTATGATGATGTGCGACGTGGCGTAGGCTCTTATGCCCCGCTCATTAGGAGAGCTTGATGGCTAATGGTGATGACATAGCCCAGTTGGCTTCTTTGATGGACAGTACGGCCATGGGGCCGGAGTCTGTTGAAGAAGAGATGGAAATAGACATAGAAGTCGCGGCCCCCGGCACTTTTGTTGGTAAAGTCAATGAAGTGCTGCCTGACGGTATAGAGATTGAGCCCCAGGAAGATGGTGGCGTAGTAGTTGATCTGGACCCGCAAGAGATGATGGGGATAGATGACGGCGATTTTTACCGTAATCTTGCGGAGGATTTGAGTGATCAAGAGCTAGCGTCTTTGTCTTCTGATCTTTTGTCTGATTTTGAATCGAACAAATCTTCTCGTTCTGAGTGGGAAGATGCGTATTCCAAGGGCCTTGAGCTTTTGGGCTACACCTATGAAGAGCGGACGATGCCTTTCCGGGGCGCTACCGGAGTGACGCATCCGCTTTTGGCGGAAGCTGCCACGCAGTTTCAGGCACAGGCGTTTAATGAGCTTTTGCCGCCTTCGGGTCCGGTCAGGACACAGATTGTGGGCGAAAAGACCCGGGACAATGAATCTCAAGCGTTTCGTGTCAAGGAGTTTATGAACTACTACATCACCAGTGTGATGGAGGAGTACACGCCAGAGTTTGATCAGATGTTGTTTTATCTGCCTTTGGCGGGGTCTACGTTCAAGAAGGTGTACTACGACGAGGCGATGGATCGTGCCGTCAGTAAGTTTGTACCTGCCGAGGATATTGTGGTGCCGTATGGCGCTAGTGATTTGGACTCGTGTGAAAACATCACTCAAGTTGTGAAGATGACTTTGAATGATTTGCGCATTCGTCAGGTCATGGGGTTCTATAGAGACATACCTGTTATTCCATCTCAATCTAACAACAGTGATGTTGTTGATGAAATGAGTAAATTAGAGGGTATGGAGCCGGGAAATCTAGATTATGACTGCACTTTGCTGGAGTGCCATGTCAATCTGGACTTGGAAGGCTTTGAAGACATGGGGGAAGATGGCGAGCCTACAGGTATA